CTCGAGACTGAATTGAATAAATTCAAATTGATTGATGATATTGAAAAACGTGTTATCGAATTAGAAAACCAACAACAAAAACTTGTTGCCGAAAAGAATGAACTTGATGAATCCTCTTATCTGATGGATGAGTTCATAAAAGCTAAAGTTAACATGTTGGAAGAAAGCATTAATGCAAGGTTTAAATTAGCTCGTTTCAAAATGTTCAACGTTATGCTAAATGGCAACGTTGAAGAATGTTGCGAAACCACCTATAAAGGGGTGCCATACCGCAGCATGAATAACGCAGCACGCATTAATGTAGGCCTAGATATCATAAACGCATTGACTAGCTATTTCAAAGTTAATGCTCCGGTGTTCATCGATAATGCTGAAGCTGTTACTGACTTTATCCCTGTTAATAGCCAAACAATTAAATTGATCGTTGATGAATTAGAACCTCAACTGGTCGTTAAGGAGGTATAGGTATGACTGACTTACAGATTTTTAAAAATGATACATTTGGCCAAGTTCGTATTTTAGAAAAAAATAACGAATTATGGTTTGTTGCAAAGGATGTCGCTGATACTCTCGGGTACCAAAACGGTAGTCGAGATGTAAACCGACACACTGATGAAGAAGATAGAACAAAGACAATGGTGTTTGATGGCAATCAAAATAAAGAAACGATTTTGATTAATGAAAGCGGACTTTATTCCCTGGTACTATCCAGTAAACTACCAACGGCAAAACAATTTAAACGATGGGTTACGTCGGAAGTTATTCCTCAGATTCGTAAGACTGGTGCTTATAGCATGAACATTCCAAAGTCGTTGCCTGAAGCCCTTAGAGCTTATGCTAACGAGGTGGAATCGCACAATGCTACCAAAGCTATTGTCGCTCAGCAAGAGCAGCAGATAGCTGAATTTAAGCCGGTTAAGGATTACGTGGATAAAATTCTCTCAAGTAAATCTTGCTTAACCATTACACAAATTGCTGCTGACTATGGCATGAGTGCTCAAGAGCTAAATAAAATCTTGCATGAAGCAGGACTACAACGCAAGGTTGGTGATCAATGGATTCTCTACAAACAGCATATGGCTAAAGGGTTTACTAAATCCGAGACTTTTACATTCTGTAGAAGCGATGGTCGCTTAGACTCTAAAATCACAACTAAATGGACTTAAAAAGGCCGTTTAGAAATTCATAATATTTTATCTAACTTAGATATCCACGCTGTATGTGAAGACGTAGCATAGGAGGTACATAATGGGTGAAGTAACAAAAACACAAACTCAAACACCATCGCTTAAAACTATGGTGTCTAGTGAGTCGGTAAAGAAACGTTTTAATGAAATCTTGGGTAAAAAATCAGCGGCCTTTGTGTCTAGCTTGATTTCTGTATCTAATAATAATGAACTTTTATCAAAAGCAGACCCTACTACAGTTATTACTGCAGGTGTAATGGCAGCTACTTTGGACCTTCCAATTAATCAAAATTTGGGGTTTGCCTATATTGTTCCTTTCTACAACAGTAAAAAGAAAATTAATGAAGCTCAATTTCAAATGGGTTACAAAGGGTATATCCAGTTGGCCATGCGCACAGGTCAATATAAGACCATTAATGCTAGTGAAATCTACGAAGGCGAAATCAAACGCCATAACAAACTTACAGGCGAATTCGAATTAGGCGAGCGAACTGGTGATAATGTAGTTGGTTACATCGCTTATTTCAAACTCATTAATGGTTTTGAAAAGTATTTATATATGTCTAAAGAAGATGCTGAAGCACACGCTATAAAGTATTCCCAAACATACAAAAGGGGTTTTGGTCTTTGGAAAACTGACTTTGACGCAATGGCCATCAAAACAGTACTCAAACGTTTGTTAAGTAAATATGGCATTCTATCAGTCGAAATGCAGAACATGGCTAATGCAATCTCTGTAGATGGTGCTGTCATTCGTGATAATAATGGCGAGCTCACCCCTGATTTCGAAGGTGAAACTATCGATGTTCAATCAGATGTAGCAGAAACAATCGCTAATAATGCAAATTCTGAAGCCATTGACATAGAACCTGGTCCTGCCAGTGAGTTTGTTAATCCTGAAACTGGCGAAGCAGTCAGTATGTTCGGTGATTAATTGTGATTAGCATTCAAGCATTCGGTAGTAGTTCGAAAGGGAACTGCTACCGAATCAAAACCTCAACCAATGGCGATGAACTGCTACTGGATGCAGGATTATCATTTAAAGAAATTCAACGGTATTGTCGCTTTAACTTCCTACACCTATGTGGCACGTTACTTACGCACCAACACGGCGACCATAGCAAGGCTGCAAATGATCTATTAAAGCTTGGACATCGTGTATACATGTTAAAAGACACTGCAGATGCATTATATGTAGCAGGACATCACAAAGCTATCTATATTACGCCTAAAGTTCAATTTACGATAGGTAATTTTAGTATTCTACCTTTTGAATTAGAACACGACGTTCCTAATGTTGGATTTTTAATTTCTGACGGTGAAGAGAAACTCTTATATATTACCGATACATATTACTGCAGATATACCTTCAAGGATGTGAATCATATCATGGTTGAATGTAATCATTCCTATGAAATTCTAAATGAGCATGTAGAAGCCGGTTACCTGGATGAAAAACGAATGGAACGATTAATTCAATCTCACTTTTCGCTAGAAAACGTCATTAAATTCCTCAAATCTATGGACCTAACTAAGTGCCAAGATATACGACTACTACATTTATCAGATAGCAACTCAGATGCAGAAACATTCAAACAAGCGGTTCAAGCTGCTACTGGTAAATTAGTAATCGTAGAACAAGAAAGGAGCCCCTTATGATTATTAAATCAATTCAAATTAAAGATAACGACATCAGTATTGCCTATCAAAAACCATCTGCCACAGGCCTTACGGATGTATTTACACTAAAATCTAAAGATGATCCACGTCCTGAACTTCTGCAAGCATTCAGTAAACTGCAGTCTATTGTGAAGAAGAACTTCGAATTTTTGGAAGAGTTTAAAATTCCGTTTTTGGTAAACACATTTAAATTTAAGTATGGCGACATTGAAGGTCTTATTAACCAGGTTGGTGTTGAAGGTATCGTGTCTGATATGAACACTCCTAACGAGTTCAAATTCAAAACAGATTGGTTAAATGTTGAGTATGCAGACTCTACATTTGCTAGCTCTGTTCAAGACTTAATAGATGAATGCGTAAGGTTTATTATGGGGCGCAGAGCCCAGGATAATTTATTTGTAGATGAGGATTAATGAATGGGTAGGGATGTATACTACTTCAGTCACGACGTCAATGCCAGCAATGATCCTAAAATCATCGTGATGAAAGAACTATGCGGGGTAATTGCATACGCATGGTGGTGGATACTTATTGAGCAATTAGCCGTTCAAGAGGATTATAAATTGCCAATGGATAAAATCACGTTCACAGGGTTAGGTATAGCGTTTGGAATGAAGCAAAACGAAGCAAATGCTTCAAGCAACGAAGCAAATGCTTCAAGCAACGAAGCAAATGCAAGCAAAACTAAGCAAGCTGAAGCATTTATAAATTTGCTTATAAATGAGTGCGAATTGCTAGAGACTGATGGAGAGTATTTCTGGTCCCCATCTCTCGTTCGACGGAATTTGCTTCGAAAAAATAAGCAGGTTGAAATATCCCGCAAACGCAGCGAGGCTGGGCGTTTGGGTGGGCTCAAGAGTGCAGAACAACGAAGCAAAACGAAGCAAATGCTTCAAGCAAATGAAGCAAACGAAGCAAATCAAGCTAAAGGAAAGGAAAGGAAAGGAAATATATATTCATATTCATATAATGAGGCGCACGAAAATGAAAAATCAGATGAGGATATCTTATCCATGTTTGATGATGAATCAAAAAAATCTGATCCATATAAAAACGTGTTCAAAATTTATATGAATGATGTAGGTGAAATTTCTTCTGTGACAAAAGAGAAACTAGAATGTCTTGTTAATGACTTTGGTGAAAATGAAGTCATTAATGCTATTAGTAAGTCTAGTGAAGTTGGCAAGGCTAGTATCGCATACATCACAGCAGTTCTAAATAACAAGATTAGGGAGGAGGCAGCAAAGGATAATGGATCAAGCAAATGTAACAGCAATGCTAGAAGCGTGTCTCGAAAAAATTCGAGAAAGGACGAACAAGTCGACTGGCAAGCGGAATATGAAAGAGTCCACGGGAAAAAATGAGTTCTTCTACCCGATATATGACGAACCAGTAGTCATCCAAACAAACGTTAATACCACCTATGCTGCAGTTGGAATTCCTAAGAGGTATTATGATATGGATTTTGACTGGTTACGTAAACACGGTAGCTTTCCAAAAGAGAACACTGAAGCTTACGATGTAGTTAAAAAGTACTCTGATAATCTGAAAACTAATCTTGATTCTGGCAAGGGCCTCATATTAAGGGGCCCAGCTGGTACCGGTAAGACATCAATCGCGGTAAGTATCTTAAAACAAGCTATGGCATTAGATAAAGGGTGCCTAATGATCTCTATGCCTAATTTGTTAGATACCATGCTTACTTTATCTAAAGGCGATAATGTGGCGTATCTAAGATTTGAGCAAAAACTTAGAAATATCCCATTGCTATTACTTGATGATTTTGGGGCGGAGTATTCAAAGTCTGATTGGGTGCCATCCAAAGTTGAAAGCATCATTATTGATCGCTACAACCGAATGAAACCCACCATTCTTACGACGAATTATAGCGATGCTTGGACTGAAAAGAATTATAGTCAAAGAGTATATGACCGCCTACGTGGCGAATATGCGGTAGCTATATTCAATGGAGCATCGCACCGATGAAAATTATATTACGATGCCAATTTAGATTCCGGAAGAAATCTCATGACCGGTTTCCAACATTGAATGAGTATATTGATTGTGAACGTGGCTCAACTATAGCAGCGGCAGCCATGAAGAAAAAATGTACTGAGCAGGTTAAAGAACAATGTGTGTCTCAACAGATACAATCTGTTAATGGAAAAGTAGACCTACTGTTTGAATGGCATTCTTCAACCAGGCATGATCCTGACAATGTAGCATTTGCTAAGAAGTTTATCCTTGATGGATTACAAGCTGCTGGTGTGCTAGAAAACGATAATAGAAAGTTCATTGGTACTATGGCTGATGAGATTATTCAGGATGATGAAGACTATGTAATCTTACACATCACGAAAAATATGGGAATATTTTTATAATTTTAAGAATTAAGGAGATAAATAAATGAGTAACTTACAAGTAAAAGCGATTGAAGCCGCTCGTAAAGTGCTATTAGAAATGGGACATGAATTTGAAGAATTAGAATTCATGTATGTTGTATGGTTTTGTAAAACATTACAAAACTGGAAAGCATTAGTAAGTGGTCCTGGTATTGATGAATATGTAGAAGTAACACACAATGGTGACCGTGATGAGACATATGTTGATGTTTATTGCAAAACTAAAAATGTGTGCATAAAAGATAACTAATGAAAATACTAGATACATGCTGTGGTAGCAGAATGTTTTGGTTTAACAAAGAAAATGAAGATGCTATTTACATGGATAATCGAACTGAAGATACAAGTCTATGTGATGGTAGAAAGCTAATTGTTAAACCTGATATAATCGCAGACTTTCGAGACATTCCTTTTGAAGATGAAAGTTTTTATCTAGTAGTATTTGATCCGCCTCATCTAATAAGGGCAGGAGATAAATCCTTTCTGAAATTAAAATATGGAAGGTTAGATACAACTTGGAAAGACGACATTAAGCAAGGCCTCTCTGAATGCTGGAGAGTTTTAAAGAAGAATGGGACACTGATATTCAAATGGAATGAGGAACAAATCTCGTTTTATAAAATTAAAACCTTGCTTCCTTGCGAGCCTGTAATTGGGCAACGTAGAGGGAAAACAATATGGTTAGTATTTTTTAAAAGTTAAAATATTAGTTACTTATCACTGGTAAAAACAAATTCGGACTAAAATAAAAAAATAATTGTAAAGGGGGAAACATATTTGAATGAATATGATATTGAGAAAATCACAAGATTGGCCACAGAGGTGGCAACCAAAACTTACTATGAATTAGCCAAACAAGAAAATGCTCAACTAGGTCGCAAACTTCGACATAACACGATCAAGTTATTAAAGCATTACAGTCAGCTGCAGTCGTATGTAGACAATGCTATCTCGGATTCGACACAAGCCGAAGATATATGGCTCAATGAACTGTTGATTGATATGTTTGACGATAAAAGCATTGTGAAAGTGAATGCCATTGTTAAAAGTAAAGAGAAAACCGCACTGATGATGCGACATGTAAATAACATGCTCGATATCTATGCTGAAAAGTGCAGCGCAAAGCAATTCAAGTATTGTGAGTGTATGCGTAGGTATTATATTAATGGGGAGACTCTAGAGCAAATAGCTGAATCTTTTCCTGAGAAGCCAGATGTTCGTACCATCAAACGTTACATCGCTAGGGGAATTGAAGAACTATCCGTATTGCTTTGGGGCGTTATTGGGCTGAATACAAAAATAGCTTAATATAATTGTCCCAAAACTGTCCTAGACATGTCCTTCTTGACATTTTATAATGATAGTGTGAGTTAATAGGTAAACAAATACTCTCTCTCAACGACACAGTGAAACCTAGAACACTAAAACGAAAAGACCACTTAATCTTTACGGTTAGGTGGTCTTTTTATATGCAAATTTAAGGAGGCGAGGTGAATACGATTGACTGATGTGTATTGTGAAAAGCGAAGATGCTTAAACAATGTTAAGGGTTGGTGTAAAGCGAATGCAATTCGCATTGATCATATGTGTGAATCGTATGCGCCATCTCATTCTTTAATCAAAACTAAAACAGCAAAGGTACATAAAGAACGTGGTAAGTACAAACAAAATAAAGGTGTAGTGAAGTAATGAACCTGGGGCGTCCGTTGAAGGGCGTTTTTTTGTTGCCCAAATTTACATTATCAATATCGATTTTAATTGAGAAAGTGAAAATTTGGGAAAGGTACTTCCTAGAGCAAAAACCGCCGCTGGTCGCCCCCGCGCGATGGGCCTCTCTCTGTGAGAAAAATTTTCCTGTTGAATGTAGAAAGACGAATTTAGAAAGGAGTACACCTATGGCGGACACAAAACCAAGAGTGAAATTTGATGTTGCAGGCAATCTGCTCGTATCCAGCACTCAACTATGTGACCTCTTGCGGGTCACTCCGGAAATTATTTCTCGACATCATAAAGCAGGGATGCCTAAAGCCTCTGTAGGTTGGTGGAATCTCCGAGAAGTCCTTGTGTATTTAGGGCAGGCGAAAGGAGATAATGCTAAAAGTAAATCTGCATCAACTCGTAAGCTAGAAGCCGAAGCTGATTATAAAGAAGCAAAGGCTGCGCGTGAAAAGAAAATGCTAGATGTGCTTAATGGCGAATATGTCCCTCGTGCTGATGTGGCACAGGCATGGGCTAGCCGAGTATTGGAGATGAAGACATCATTTACCAAATTAGGTAAGCGTATTGGAAGTGAGTTCACGGATCCTGAAGAACGTGCTCGTGTAGAAAAGGTGGTGAATGGCCTTGTCGAAGAATACCTCGAAAGCTACGCACGCGAAGGCGAGTACACGCCGAAAGTCAAAGCCACGGGAAAAGGTAAGTCCAAAGGTTGACTGGTTCCCTGAGGAATTAGAGGCATTCAAGCCACCTGAAAGATACACCGTTTCGGAATGGGCGGATAGGTACAGGGTACTGACTAATATATCTGCTGAACCTGGACGATGGCGTACAGCGCGGACACCTTATCTCAAGGAGCCTATGGACAAATTCACGGACCCTCTTATTGAAAGCATCTCGTTATGTTTTGGGGCACAGATTGGTAAGACGGAAGCTGAGCTTAATATGATTGGGTATGCGTTACACCAAACCGCATCACCAGTCATGATGGTTTATCCGACGGATACTATCGCAAAATTCGCTAGCGATAAACGTGTGCAACCGATGATCCGGAGCGTAGAACCATTGGCAGATATGTATGACGAGGGCAGTAAGTTGCTGGAGTTAGACTTCGTTAATGGGAACTACATGGTGCTTGTTGGAGCGAACTCACCAAGCAGCTTATCAAGTCGGTCAATTAAGTACTTATTCTTCGATGAAATTGATAAGTATCCAGCTTTCTCTGGTAAGGAAGCGAATCCAATTAAGCTGGCTGAGGAACGTACCAAGACATTCGTTGATAAGAAGATTGTAAGAGTGTCAACTCCTACGATTGAAAGTGGCAATATTTGGCAGTCCTATATGGACGCAAATGAACGCAAGCAGTATTACGTGCCATGTCCGCATTGCGGGGTGTCGCAGACCCTCAAATTCAAACAGATAAAATGGCCGGAGGAACACCATGGCAATGCGGATATGATACGTGATACCGCATATTATGAGTGCGAAAATTGTAAGCAACGTATTGATGATAAGCACAAGATGGATATGCTCCGGCAAGGTGAATGGCGTGCGGTGAATGAATCACAAGTCCGAGTTGTCCGGTCGGTTGCCTATCATATGTCATCCCTTTACTCTCCATGGGTTACTTTTGGCGATGTGGCATATGAGTTTGTTAAATCAAAGGATAAGCCAAGTGAGTTGATGAATTTTATCAACTCTGGATTAGCGGAGCCGTGGAAATCTGCGAAAACTAAAAGTACACAAAATATGGAATTTACTCAATCCAATTATCCGTGTGGCGTTGTGCCGGATAAAGCAGTACTGCTTATCGCTTCGGTTGACGTACAACTTGATCACTTCTGGTGGGAAGTAAGAGCGTATGCACCTGGAGTTAAATCCTATCTTATTGATTATGGACAAGCAAGCACATGGGAGGATTTAGAGGAAATTATCATCAACAGAGAATATCCATCAGAGTATGGTGAAGCTAGACAGGTGATGAAAGCAGGTATCGACTCGGGCTTTAGAACAGATGAGGTATATCAATTTTGTTCTAGGTTCCCGGAAGTCTGTATACCTCTAAAAGGTTCCTCAAATCATACGACTATGACGGCACCATACACAATGACATCATTAGAAAAGGGCGTTGTCGGCGGATTGAAGTTGTATGTATTAAATACTGACTACTGGAAAGACTTCGTATTTGCAAGAATGGTAAGACCAGTAAACGAGGAAGGCACGATCCATTTGTATAAAGATTGTCCGCAAGAGTACTCCGACCATCTAAGGTCAGAAGAAAAGCAGGAAATAAGAAATGTGAAAACAGGAGCGGTAACGGTGCAGTGGAAGCCGCTTACCAGTCATCCTGTCAATCATTTGCTTGATACATGCACTTACAATGCTGCAGTAGCAGATATTGCAGGTGTTAAATATTTAGTTGAACCAGCTGACTATGAAGACGCCGAAGAGGTTGAAACCTACGAAGATTACGGTGGAGGCATAGGCAATACAGGGCATTGGTTTAGATAGGAGGTGAACCATGAGCGATGTAAATGAACAACTTGAACGTGTCCGTCAAGTGATTGAGGATATCGAAACTAAAGGATACTCTGAATTACAAATTGGCGGCAAGCGGTTCAAGGCAATTGACTTACCCGTACTATATGCACGAGAACAAACACTAATGCAACGTGTACATGAGGAATCAAGCGGGTATCAAACGGATGCATTTGTAACATGGGGTGGGCGATGAATATTATCGATAAAGTAATAGGATGGGTAAGTCCACAACGTGCTTATGAACGACAAGCCTATCGTGACGCACTACGTCAATACGATGCGGCATCAATGGATAGGTTAAGCAGTGATTGGCAACCTGCGTATGGTACAGCCGAGCAACTTGCAACAGGTTCGCGTGATATTATCCGTGGACGTGCAAGAGCGGCAGAGATGAACAGCGACTTAGCTGAATCAGCAGTTATTGCGTTACTACGAAATGTAATCGGTGCGGGAATCGTTCCTCAAGCAAAGGTTAGAAATCGTAATGGTAAATTAAATAACGAACTTAACAAGAAAATCGAAAAAGCCTGGGCTAAATGGGCCGAACCTGAAAACGCCGACATTAGGGGTATTTCAAGTTTTTATGAATTACAAGAAATGGCGCTAAGACGCATGGTGTACGACGGGGAAATTCTAGTCAATAAGACTTCACAAGGTGCGTACTTACCATTATCCATTCAATTGATTGAAGCTGAAAATATCGGCGCAGTAAGTATCACGCACGGTAAGAATAACATTATTAACGGTGTTGAAGTCACTGAACACGGTCGACCTGTAGCATATCATGTGAGCCAAACTGACCCGATGGGCTTACGATCTTTTGATACAGTTCGGCTAACAACCGAACAAGCCTTTTTGTTATTTAAACCTAAGCGACCTTCACAAATCCGGGGCGTGAGTTTATTAGCGTTAGTCTTACGACGAATACACGATATCGATGAATACATGGATGCGGATTTAATCGCCGCTCGTGTAGCAGCGTGTTTTAGCATTTTTGTAACGTCTCAAAATTCAGCAAGAAAAACTGAGATATTGCCACGAGATAAAAAAGGTAGACCCAATATCACAATGGCACCAGGCATGGTTAGACATCTCAGCCCTGGTGAATCGATTGCGTTCGCAGACCCTAAACGTAATGCAGGAACTGCAAGCGAATACTCGGCAACTCAGACCAGACGTATTGCGTCCGGTCTTGGTATGAGCGCTGACATCGTAGCGCGTAATATATCCGGAAATTTTTCAGCTGCAAGGCAAAACTTGTTAGAGGACCAAAAGACGTTCCGTCAAGTACAGAAATTTGTAATCAGACACTTCTGTATACCGATTTGGAAAGCCTTTATTGACGCCCTTTACTTAGCCGGTGAATTACCATCAGACTACTTAGCGAACAAGGACAAATACCAAGAGGTAGCTTGGCTTGCTCCGGGGTGGTCTTGGATTGATCCAGTTAAGGAAGTCAACGCCAATAAGGAAGCTATTAAATCTGGGCTTACAACATTAGAAGATGTGTGTGCAGCATCTGGCCGCGATTGGGAGGAAGTCCTTGAACAACGGAAACTTGAACAAGACAGAGCTAAGGAGCTCGGGGTTTTACTGGATTATTCCAGCGAGTTGCAACCGCTAACGATGGGCGATGATGACACTATACAGGAAGGAGCTGATGGCTAGTAATGAGTGAACATCAAAAGCGTAGCATTCTTGGTAATTATTGCCGTGAATCTACTATTGACAATGTCGATACCGATAGTCGGACAGTAGAATTGTCTTTCTCTTCCGAAACGCCATATGGTCGTTGGTTCGGCAATGAAATCCTTTGCCATGATGAAGAGTGCATCAACCTTGAGCGCTTTAATAATGGTTTAGGTACAGTTTTGTTTAACCATGATCGTGATGCGGTCGTGGGGCACATTGAAAAAGTTTGGATTGAGGATAATCGAGGAAAAGCGCTAGTGCGTTTTGATGAGGATGAACAATCCGAAACAATATTCCAAAAGGTACAATCCGGAACACTACAAGGTGTAAGTGTTGGGTACTCGATCAAGCGTTATGAAGTGCTCGACGATAAAGACTCCGTATCCAGTAATGGCCGATTCAAAGGTCCTGATACGTATGTAGTAACTGATTGGGAACCTTTAGAAATCAGTATTGCATCTGTTCCTGCCGACCCAACGGTGGGCGTAGGACGAAGTGCTGAAGAAATTCATACAAGTATTGACACACAGGAGGACACAAAAAGTATGGATGAAAAAGAAATTTTAAAAACTGAAGACGTGAAATCTACAGAACCAGTTGAAACTGGTATCACAAAAGCAGACCTTGCGAAAGCGATGGAGCAAGAACGTAAACGTACTTCCGAAATTACTGCATTGTTCCGCGACTTCGATGTAGAAGGTGCAGGCGAGGCAATCGTAATGGGTGTATCTGTTGACGAAGCTCGCACAATGGTAATGGATCAATTACGCGCCCGTAACAAAGGTGTGTCCGTAACAATGGGCGAAGCCGAAAGTGACAAGTTCCGTGCAGCAGCACAAGACGCTGTATTAATGGCAGCAGGCTTACCTGTAACAGAACCGGCACCAGGTGCTAGTGAATTGCGCGGTTACTCCATGATTGAGTTAGCTCGCGAGTCCTTACGACGTGAATGTGATACTAAAGCTAACTTCGGTGATAACATGGAAATGGCACGTGCGGCTATTAACTCCACATCTACATTCCCTGCTATCATGTCTAACTTGGCCAATAAATCTGTGATGAATGGTTTTAACGAAGCTGAAACTACATTCCAAATCTGGACAGGCAAAGGCTCTAACCGTGACTTCAAAGAAGCAGCACGTTACGCATTGTCTGAAGCAGGCAACCTAGAATTAGTACCAGAAGGCGGTCAATTCCCACAAGATGTATTTGGTGAAGCATCTGCGCGCACTAAAGTTGCTACATATGGCAAAATTTTCAGCTTGACTCGCCAAGCAATCATCAACGACGATTTAGGTCTATTCTCCAAAATTGCTACTAGATACGGGTCTGCGGCAAAACGCTTGGTAAACAAAATGGTGTATGCTCAATTAACTGGTACAGTTAAAATGCAAGATAACGTAGCCTTATTTGACGATAAACACGGAAACGTAGCGAAAACAGCAGAGGCTTTATCCGTTACATCTTTGGCAAAAGCAATTACTGCTATGCGCCGTCAAAAAGGTATTACTGATGAAGCTAACTTGAACATCACACCTAAATACTTGGTAGTGCCACCTGAATTGGAAGTAACTGCATATCAAATCGTTAACTCTACTGCAGCAGTAGACGGTACAAACTCTGGTGTAGTAAATCCTTATAAAGGTCGCTTTGTTGTAGTATCTGATCCTGAATTGACAGATCCTACTGCATGGTACCTAGTAGCGGATGCGTCTCAACACGATACTATTGAAGTAACGTACTTAAATGGCGTTGAAACTCCACGTCTTGAAACACGTCAAGGTTTCGACGTAGATGGCATTGAATACAAAGTGGCATTTGATGTTGGTGTTGACACTATTGACTTCCGCGGTCTTTATAAAAATGCTGGTAAATAATTAGGAGGTAACTTAGATGATGACACAATTCGTAATGGAAACCGATCGTATCAACTTCACTGCGACTGCTACAGTTAAAGTAGGCGACATTGTAGAAGTCGGTAAACTCCATGGCGTTGCACTTACTGATATTGCTAAAGGTGAAGTCGGTGCTGTAAAAGTAACAGGCGTATTTAAAGTAGCTGCTAACAAAGCGGATACTTACGCTGTTGGTGATTTAGTTCAATTCTTAACAGATAAAGCCGTAAAAACTGGTGGTAAAGTTCTCGGCATGGCCGTAGAACCTAAAACCGCAACACAGGAAACTGTGACAGTAATGTTGTTACAACCTACTGCGTAAATGATTACAAAGCGCCCTTTTTGGGCGCTTTACTTTTTATGAGGTAAAACTAATGCTGAAATATGATGATAAAGCGTTACTATCTGTATTCGGCGAAAAGATTACTTACAAAGGTCAGTCCATAAAAGCGAGTGTAGAAATCGGTGAATATGACGGCAAAGGTTCTGGGTTTGTTGATAAAGCACTAGCAGATAAAGCGCAAATCTGGGTGCGTGCTAAGGATGTTCCTGAACCCCGACCAAAAGACGAAGTTTATATCAATGGTGAGAAATGGTACGTTGATCACATTTCCAACTTTGACGGTACGATGTATTGCCTTGAAATCGTTCATAACGTGAGGGCGGTGAGACCGTGAGTGATGAACCTATTACGATTACAGACACAGCCACGCCGTATCTAAATTTCATTGCAGAAACTAAACCCGACTGGATGCGTAAAGCGTTAAAATCCACGGGATGGATGATGCAAAAGGAAATTAAAGAAGGCATCAGATCAGGTGCACCAGGGGGACGTAAGTATCCTAACTTCATGGCACCGGCACGACGTGCTGCATTTGAGTCAGCATTTGGTGCTAAGCTTCGCAAAGCATACCAAAGTGGCGGACGAGCTGAACGAGAGGCCTGGGGCTCTAAATCGCGAAATGCCTTACTTGATATGGGCATTAGCGCCAGGACAATCGGCTATAGTCCACTCGGTAAGTTATCAAATGCAGTTGGATACCAGTATGACAAAGGCAAGCAATCCGTCCGAGTTGGGTGGTTATCTAATTCGGCTAAACGGTTAGGTGAACGCATCGAGGAAGGTTACACCAAGCAGATTACAGAGCCTATGCGCAAGAAGTTATTTGCTGCAGGTGTACCATTGCCAAAGGGCAAATCGATGTTCAAAATTCCTGCGCGTCATACCTACGGCCCTATGAAATCAGCGTTACAGCCTAAGCTTAAACCTTATATCGAGGCTAAGATAGGTGACTACGCTATTAATGGTACTGGTGCGCATTCTGCATCTCAACGTAAATACAAGGTAAGGTGATTTGATGCAACAGACAATTCCAATGTCACGTATCGTCAATCGATGGGCTGAAGCTCTAGCGAACGACGAGGCGTTGACTAAATTTTGCAATGACAAATACGGAAAGCCGGCGCAACTGTATGTCGGCTACGACGATGTCGAAGCACCGCTTGAAGAAGATTGCCCTTGCATCATATTACTACCGAGTAATAAGAACGAAGGGCTTGCTGATACCTACACATATTCGTTAATGATTGTATGGGGTATCGTCCATAAAGGCGCAACTCGGATTAAGAATATTATTCGGTATGATGGAACGCTAGAATCAGATAACCTAGGGCAGTTAATCATCGAATGCATTTGTAAGGTGAATCCGGCGTTCCCAGTAATCGACATTGACTATGAATTAGATAGCATGAATTGGCGTCCGGTGTTTACCGGTCGATTAACAGCTACTATAGAAATCCCGCATGTAATCGGCGGGGTTATTGAATATTAAAGGAGGAAATGCATATGGCAACAGCTAAACGTGCACAGGGCTCTCAGTCCCATGTGGCGATTGCGTTTGAGTCGGACTTTGGTACAACGCCAACCACTGGCGGAGTTATCACTCCGATTATTTCTAGCTCCGTAAAAGCTAGCCAAAACTTAAATGACTCCACTGTAATCCGTGGAGATCGTAATCCTGCAGCGCCATTCCGTGGCAATATCGACACGTCTGGTAGCTTAACGGTACCGGTCGGGGTAATCGATATCGGCTACTGGCTAAAAGCTGCATTTGGTCAACCGACTTCTAATACAACTGGCCAAGCGCCAAATAAGAAGTCTGAGCACGTATTTAAAATTGGCAATACGATGCCATCATTAACCATTGAACAAGGTTATCCAGATGTTAACGTATTCCAACAATTCGCAGGCGTGCGAATTAGTAAATTAGGTTTTAAATTCGGTGGTGACGCTGAATTGACTGCATCCGTTGATGTGATGGGGTGTAAGGAAACTTTGGCAGCGACAACATTCGACGCTGCAGCAAAAGCGGTTAATTTCTTACCGTTCCAAAATCTTAACGCAACTATCAAAGAGGGTGGCGTTACTGTGGCCAATATTCTAAGTTGCGATATCAACTTTGATTTTGGCTTGGATGGTGATTCTTACGCTATCGGCGGTAAAGGCTTTAGAACATACATCGACCCAGGTATTGCGTCAATTTCGGGGACGATTAAAGCGTTCTTCCAAAATAAGGACCTTTTGAATAAAGCGGTTAATGGTACGGAATCTAGCTTAGAATTACGACTAGAACAAGACGACTGGTCGCTTACGTTCAAGTTGCCTGAACTTGTGTACGAACGACAATCTCCAGGCATCGATGGTCCTCGTGGCGTCAATATTGAATTGCCATTTAAAGCATACTATCGCGCAGATGCTGGTCGTTCCGCATCCATCATTACATTAGTCAATAACCAAGAACAATACTAGGAGGTGCCCATATGGCATTTGAAGATATCAAAGTAAGAGGCTTAACATTCGCCGAACGTGGCGAGTTAATTAAATCCGGGTTAGACCCATTGTATACGCCGGTTCCTGAAGAAGCACCGGACACCGAACGCTTATTGCGTTCTCGTGAACTAGCACAATGGATTATGCAGCACATCTACGGCTTGACTGAAGATGAAATCAACGCAGCACCAGACAATGATCTCATGGAAATTGCGCTTGATACGATGCGTTTTACGCACGAAAAAAAGGCTGAAATCGAAAAAAACTAATTGATGCGTGGAGTTGGCTCAACTCCGACAAACCAAAATACTGCTCTGATTGCATCAAGATGCAACGCGAGACTAAACAGAATTTTGACTGCTCGGAGTGTGAGTTCAATTCCCCGCACCAATTAGATGGAACGAGACAAGCAATGCGAGTATACAATGCTAGTCGTATGCAACGACGATGGCATTCAGGCGGTATTGCTGGATTCGATATGCCTGCGGTGTTAGAAGTGGCGAGGGCTTACGGCATCGAGCCACTACCGCACCTTATCGATTTGCTTATAATCTTGGAAGCTAAAGAGTTGGAGGTGGCGCACAAGAATGGCCAATAATTTAATTGATATTGTCGTTCAGCTGACAGATAAAAATACGGAAGCCGGACTCAAGAAAATTACAGCTAGTGCTGAAGGCGCCAAATCCGCCCTTGGCAAAATGAAGAATGACATCATGGCGATAGGTGCTGGTGTTGGTGTAGTAGGCATCGGTGCTAAACTTGCCAAAGAGGCGATTCAGTGGGATGTAGCCGTTAAGAAGCTATCAGGAATCACAGGTGCTACGGCAAAAGAAACCAGCGAGCTATTAGCAGTAGCTAATTACACGGGCGTTGCTATGGAGGATAGTGCTGGTGCATTTGCTAAGTTCTCTAAAAATGTCGGAGCGGCTAAAGAGAAAATGGAAGTCGCACGGGCAGAAGGAAAGCTTAGTACTGACATATTTAGTAAATTAGGCTATACGCTCGAGGATATCCAAGGCAAAAATACTGTTGAAGTATTTAAGATGATACAGGAACGCCTAAGGGGCATGAAAGATGGGGCTGAAAAGACCCGTGTTGAAATGGAACTCTTCGGTCGTACGGGCTACCAAATGCACGCCATGCTAAACATGTCCGCTGAGCAGATGGACAAAGTGGCTGAACGTGCCAAAGCAATGGGGCTTATCATCGACGACGAGACTGCAGCTAAATCTGCAAAGCTAAATCGGGAATTAAAAGATTTAGAGGATACAGGGAAAAGGCTTGCAGTATCTATCGGCCATGAGTTAGTTCCTGTTTTTAATGACTACGCAAATGGCGTGTTAGACGTTGCTAAAGAATTCGAGTCGATGACCGCCGAGCAAAAGGAAGCTATCGGCGGAATTGTTAAATTCGGTGCAGAAGCCGGGGCTGTAATCATAGTCATGAGATCACTAACCAGCGCACTCGGATTCATGCGATTAGCTACAATTGCCGCTGCAGGTCCGTGGGTAACACTAGCCACCGTAGCGGGACTTGCAGGCAAAGCGATTCTTGATGCGGCGTATGCCTCTAAAACAGCAGGTTCCTATTTAGGCGTGGAAGTGGACGGCAAACGAATTCATAAGAATACCAATTCGACCGCTGGAATATCTGATAAATTTAAGGAAAATCACGATACTCGATACTGGATTGAGGATAGCGCGTGGCTTGGTCTTGTAAAGAATGACCGCTTAGCGACTAAAGAGGAAGGCGCGAGAATCGATGCCGCACTTAAGGATAAAGAAATCGCTGACGCTGCAAAAGCGAAGGCAGATGAAGAACTCGAAAAAGCAAGACAGGAACTTGCTAATGGTGGATTAACGAACACCGAAGCCATTAATAAAGCGAATGAGGAAGCTGCAAAAGCAGCCAAAGTGCAAGAGCAGGCTGCTAAGAAAACTCAACAAGCGGCCGAGAAGTTAACGAGTGCTGTGGAACGCATGGCGGATTTGTACCGATCACTTACCTTGCAAAGCTTACAAATTGACGGCAGTCAATACGAAATTGATAAGCTAACAGCTAAAAACCAGTATGAATCTAACAATAAGAATATCCGTGACATCATCCGTTCTGTTTCTGGACTGAGTGGAAGCGCTACTGGCGAAGCCGTAAGTGTATTAGATGCAGCCAATGAACAGCTCGGTAAAGCATATGAGTTAGGGGCTGACGGAACGTGGGCAACAGATTGCGGAAAGCTATTCTCTGACTCTGTATTGCAGGCATTCGGTAAGGACGTACCTCGATACGTTCCATCAATCATGGATGCAGCAAGAGCTGCTGGCGCATGGCATGATGCAGGCGATGGATATACACCTAAAGCCGGAGATGGCGTCGTAGTCCTTGGCGATAATCACATTGTAATCTCTGACGGCAAGGGCGGATACACTGGGGCTAATTCCAGTACAGGCGTTGTTAGCAAGCCTAGTGTATCGGGTGATTTTGGTGCTATTACTGGTTATGTAGATACTAGCTTATTAGCAGGCGCTGCATCAAGCGCCACTGCTGATTCTGCAGGTAGCGCAGAGAATGCTAAGAAACTAGCTGAGTCTAACTTAACTGCTCAAGTTAGAGCTAAGAATGAGGAGTTGTACCAAAAGCGACTTGCTGAGGCACAACGCAATCAGACTATCCGTGTTCGTAAGATGAACGAGGATATTAAGAAACTCGATCTTGAACGTACAGGAGACCGCTTGCAATTACTAAAAGCTGAAGCTGAAGCGCAAAAGGCCCAAATCGACGATAATGTTCGTGAGTACACTAAAGCCGTAGGCGATAAGGAGCTCGCTGAAAAGAAAGCTCAGGCAGAGCGCCTAAAATTGGCATCTGATACTGAGCAGAAAATCAGAGAGTTAGCATATACGCAAACGAGTGAAACCGTTGACCACTTAACAAATATGGTTACTCTTGGCCGCTTATCTCGCAGTGATGCGGATGCACTACTTGCAGAAGAGTTAAAGACCTATATTGACTATGCACGTAGTGAAGTCAATGAGGCCCAGTTAACGGCTACGCAAAGACTGCAGATTGAAAAGGACCTTGTTGAAGCTCAGCAAAAGCTATGGGAGCTTGCAGGTCGCAGTCTTAAAACAAGCTTGCAGGAGGCTGCTCGCCAATATAAGCAAGAGACTACCAACTACGCTGACTTAGCAAAGTCTACTTTTGATAGCACAATGAGCTCCATCAACTCAGCATGGACGAATAATCTCGAGGCTATGGCAACTGGAACGAAGTCGTTTAGTAAAGGCATTAAGGACATATTCAAGGATATGACAAATGCCATTATTAAGATGATGATTCAATTAACGTTCCAACAATACGTCATGCCTAAATTACAAGGTCTATTCGGCGGAGTGGTTAACGGAATTGGTTCTCTAGGTGCTGCAAAAGGGACATCGTCTTTTGCGGGTGGCGGTTCGTTTAGTTCGGCGTTTACGGGAAATCGTTTTGCTTCGGGCGGTGTAACGAATCCAGGACTTATGTTAGTCGGTGAAAACGGGCCGGAACTATTACAGTCCTCCGGATCACATCGCATTTATACTGCGAGCGAAACCCGGCGTCTAGTAGGTGGTGGAGCTGCAAGCAATAATGTAGTGGTTAATATCGTTAACCAATCCGGGCAAGAACTTGAAAGTAAGCAACAGAACTCTCGGTTCGATGGTGAGAATTATATCATTGATGTATTAGTTCGTGCAGCTAACACAAATAAAGGAGGTGTGCGTGACGCCATCAGGGCGGCCGCAACTTAATTATGGCTACATTTCCAGATATTAGATATCCAATATACCCAATCCAGGAAACTACGCCGGACGTAACCTATAAGGGCCAAGTTGAAAACATGACTTTGATTACTCGGAAGAAAACAACTAAAACCAAGCGAACATATTCTGTAGGGTACAAGTTGCCAACTACTGAGTATTATCGGTTACGTGCATTCTTCGACAAGGTTAACTGCTCCGGTATTTTCGATTGGATGCATCCCGAAACTCGTGAAACACTTCAAGTGAGATTTGCTGATCAATTAGATTTTGCTGCAAACGACTACGGAGTGTGGACCGGAACTGTTAAATTGCAGGAGGTTTGATATGTTACCGTTATCAACCGCATCAATGATTGAGAAAAACCAAATCAGTGCTACCGGCGTGTGGCTCATGTTGTTAGATATCACTTACAACAACGAAACAGTTCGACTCGTCAATAATACGGAGAATATCCAATTTAAGGGAAACACATATACCGCCTTCCCGTTCCATTTAGCAGATGTTAATAAGAACCAAACGGATTTACCAAATGTTAAATTATCCGTGTCTAATGTGACTCGGACTATCCAGCGCATGGCGGAAGAAAATAAAGGGTTTACCGGTGCGGATGTCATTATCCGAATTGTAAATACCTCAATCCCGGATGTATGTGAATTAGAGGAGCACTTTGTAATTACAGGTGCGCAAGCTAATGCTGAATGGATGGAGTTTACACTTGGCACAGACTTTAGCTTTAACCGACGATTTCCTCTAATTCGTGTAATGAAGGATTTCTGCCCGTTCAAATTTAAAGGAGTTCAATGCGGATATAAAGGCGATGCCGGCGAATGTAATAAGACACTAGCACGATGCCGAGAACTTGGCAATAGTACCAGGTTCGGCGGAGAGCCTACTATTCCGCAAGGAGGCTTATATGCATCCAATAAATGATTTTACTGATTTACTAGGCACGCCTTTTGAACAGATGAAATGCTGGGATTTAGTTGTTGAGGTGTACAAACGCTCTGGCATCGAGCTACCCAATTACACTGATGTAAAAATGGGAGATTGGCAAGAAATTCGTGAACCTGGTGAAATGAACGTCCTCGTATTTGCTCTGTACGGCTCGGAACTCGATCATGTAGGGGTTTATATAGGGGCCGGAAATTTCATCCATGCAACGCAAAAGTCAGGGGTGTGTATTGAACACATCTCAAAATACGTGCCTCGGTTAAGGCATATATACAGGTGGAAAGGAGATACGAATGGTTAATATAATCATCGTCAAGAATCCGTTTAAACCGGAACAACATGAAACTCAATATATGCCTTTTAAGAAAGGTAAGCCCGTAAGTCACTATCATAAAGCACCAGGTGAATGGGTGTATTCGATTAACGGGCATGAAGTAACTATCGATACGATTGTTAATGATGATGACTATATCGTTGTTATGCCTAAAATCGAAGGCAAGTTCTTTGGGGTATTATTATCAATCGGCATGGCCGTATTTACAGGCGGCATCGCATCCGGTGCTATATTTGGCATCCAGAGTCTAATCTGGCGAACAGTCCTATCGATGGCGATAGGCATGATTGGTAACGCTGTCATATCTAAATTAACAGCGCCTAAAGTAGACCGGTCTAATTCCGAGCAGTCCACTACTTATGGATGGGGCGGCACTAAGACAGTAACCGGCCAAGGATATCCACTTGCTGTAACATACGGACGTATGAAATCAGCCGGCATGCTGCTATCTCGTCACGTAATTAGTGACGGCGAGAAGCAGTACCTCAATTTACTTTATTGCGCAGGAGAGGGCGAGTTATCAAAGATTGAGGATATCCGGATTAATTCTAATCCAATATCAAATTACAAAGATGTGCAAGTCGATATCAGACTCGGCACAAATGATCAAACTGTAATTCCTAACTTCAATGATAACTTTGCGGACCAGGGTTTAAATTATGAACTCAAAAATGAATGGAGTGTACAACAGGTGCAGGGCGATGCTTGCGATGCCATTGAGCTAACAATCGGATTCCCTAACGGGCTGTACTACTCTAACGATAGTGGCGGCATGGATAAAACCTCAGTTACTGTAGATGCTGAGATTCGTAAGGTAGGTACACAAGAGTGGCAGTCTTTGCCTTTATCTAATAACAAAGGTCTTTCTTCTCACGTGAAAAAAGAGCCTAAGCGGTGGTTTTTCGTTGATAGAGAGAATAAGAAGATTGCTAACTCGAATTACACAGGGTACATAAGGGAAGCTACAAATTCTGCATTTTATCGTGTGTTCCGATTCGATAATCTCGAAAAGGCGAAGTACGAAGTACGAATGCGTTGCGCTGCTAAAGACGGCACAAGCTTACGTCACGTTAATAAGGTGTACTGGACTCAGCTCACCCAAATTATCTATGACGACTTTGTACATCCGGGTAAGGCGCTCATAGGTATTAAGGCTTTGGCCACATCCCAGTTAAGTGGTTCTGATCCAGATGTGTCGTGGATTCAGGAACGTAGTAAAGTATGGGCATTTAACCCATACACTAACCAGTATGAAGAAAAACCAGCTGACAATCCAGCATGGGCGGCCTATGACCTCTTACATATCTGCCGTAAGATTGGTAGCGAATATGTAGTCTTTGGCCAACCATATGGACGTATCGATTATGATGCGTTTAATGCCTGGGCCGAGAAGTGTACGCTAAATAAATTCACGTTTAACTACATCTATGATTCAGCAACTCGCCTATGGGATGCGCTCAAATATCCTGAAGCAGTAGGACGAGGTAAAGTCATTCCTGCAGGAACACGATTCACTTGTGTGAGTGATTATCAATCCTCGCCAGTACAATTATTCACTGTGGCCAATATCAAATATGGTAGCTTTACGGAAGAGTTCCAGGGCGTAGAGGCTAGGGCTAACTCTATCGAATTATCCTTTATTAACAAAGATAAAGATTACGAACGCGATGTGATTCCGGTGTACGGTGATACATACGACGAATCTAACTCACTCACTAATCCTGCTCAAATCGAGTTAATGGGGTGTACTAGCTTGGAGCAAGCCTATCGACACGGTAAGCATTATCTTAGATGCAATAAGTACGAAATTCGGACTGTTACGTTTGAGGCTTTTACAGATGCGATCGCTTGTACAGTAGGTGATATTATCCTTGTGCAGCACGATGTACCTGAATGGGGCGAAGGCGGCCGAGTAGTTGCAGTTAATGGGCAAACGATTACACTTGACAAGGAAGTCGTAACTCAAACAGGTAAGCAGTACCAGTTATTGGTACGTAGCAATACGACGGATGCGGTATCAACATATAACGTCGTTAATGTATCCGGCTTGAATGTTATTGTTAGTGAAAATATACCAGTGCAAAAGGACTGCATATATGCGTTTGGTGAGATATCAAAAGCGGCCAAACCATTTAGAGTCCTTGCCATTACGGAAGGTCATTCCGAAATGACTCGCAAAATCCAATGTATGGAATACTATCCTGAATTGTACACTGCAGATGACGGACACATTCCGACAATCAATTACGCTAATCACAGCGCTTCTGACATCCAAGATATAGGACTCGTGAGCGACGTATACGGCGCAAACGGTATTATGTATTCTCGCATAGCCGTATCGTGGCAATTACCTCGTGACGGAAAAGTGACAAACGTAGTTGTGAATTTCCGGAACACGAAAAGCGATACCTGGACATATGTTGGAAATTTCCCTTCTTCAGCAAATGGCACTACGATAACAGATATATTGTTAGGGGCTAATTACGAGGTACGTGTACAGGCTATTAACGATTTAGGACAGCTTACTACTGGTATTACTAAATCGATTAACATACCTAAAATGCAAGCACCGGAGGATGTGCAAAATTTGCACGTACTCAGTCGATATAATCAGACTGCAGATAAAAGCGTGTACTATGATTTGCAAGTGCTATTTGACCCGCCTAGTAATCCGGCTAACTTCGATGTAGCTGAAGTGTGGTATATGCTGACCGCTAAAAGTGGAAAGCCTGTATCTGGCCAAGAGTGGCAGTACGCGGGCAGTAGTACAAGCCAGGTAATTATTAAATCGCTAGGTCCTGGTGAAGCCTATCGCATTAAAGCGATATCTGTTGACCGATTTGGGAATCGAGCTGAAACAGCTCAAATGGTTGACGTAGTAGTTAAACCTATGGACGCCATCCCTGACATACCTAAGAACTTCACTATTTCATTTAACCGCGAGGCTAAAGCAAAATGGGACGAAGTACTTAACGCGGATGTGGATTATTACGAACTTCGGACTGACAATAATCCTGGTAATGACTCTACAGCGCTACTCGCAAGGGTAAAAGGTACTACCGCAACACTCACATTAACGAAGCGTGCAGATACGGTATACCTATTTGCTAAGAGTACGCTCGGTAAGTATTCAACGCCTGCTCGATATGAATACAATTTACCTCAGCTCGACAAACCTGAAGTCGTGGCCAAGAGTACAATTAATGGCATTAACTTATACTTCTCGGCTAAACCAGCCCAAGCCTATGCGATCAGATGCCACGTTGTAGGTGATACCAGGACTGATGATTTGGAAACGACAAGCACCATGCTTACGTATTCCAATGAACCCGGCATCTACACAATCCGGTGTGCGTTCGTCGATGTGTTTGGAGAGGGCAAACTCGATGAGCAAATGGTGACAATTAAGGCTACCATTCCTAAGGAAATGTTAGACCGAGAGGCACTTGGGCTAGCTGAATTTGATAAACGTGTTAATGAGCTAAGTGCAGAGTTTAATAAAGTATCAAATGAATATAGCACTAAAGTTCAAAACCTTGCTGACAATGTAGAAAGCCGTTTTACGCAGCTTGATAATGGCATCGAGCTAAAAGTAAAAGAAGGGCTAAATGCACTCAACGGTAAAGAAATAGTCAACCGGCTTAATATCGGAACGAATGGAATTCGTTTAGACGGCAAGCTATTCCATGTTACGGCGGAAACACTATTTGACAATAATATTATCACCAACAAGATGTTGCAGGCCAATTCAGTAGATGCTACCAAAATAAGAGTGGATAGCTTATCTGCTTTATCGGCATATATCGGAGGCACTTTAAAAGGCGGTAAGTTAATTGGTACTGAAATCCAAAATGAATCAGGAACGTTTAAAGTAGATGCACAAGGTAATATTTATGGGGTAAATATTACTGGCTCATGTATTGATGCTAATAGTGTATACGCTGAAGGGCAGCAGTTAAAGCCGTCATTCGTAAAACGAATGGATGTTACTAGTGGGGACAAAATCGAAATACCACCTGGATACTCATGGGACAAGACTTTAATCTTCCTACGTTGGGTATCTGATCCAACGGAGCAAGGTTGGTATGAATACTCTGGTACGTACATGTCTCAAACTGAAATCAACGCAATCCAACAGATTGCGCAAGAGCGTTTTAAAATGACGCTCAACATGAGGGATCGTTGGAGTATGAACGGCTTCGGCGGGGATTTACTTAACGGAAATACTACTGGCAAAAATGAAGATATTGTAGCTAAGAACAACGGTAGATTTATATCTTTTAATCAAGGACGCCCTGTATATGGTGTGGTCCAGTATTCAGGTATAGTTGATAATCCACCTCCAGTATTTAGAGTTACGACTAGCGAAGGTCCTGGTGCTAAAAATAAACCTGCTGAAATTTATGGTTTGGGGATAACTGAAAAAGGATATTTCTATTATGGGAAACTATCAGCACGTAAAGGCGGATGGGGCCGTGCTGGTATAACTATTATGTCGTTCTGGTAACAAGGAGGTGCATATATGAAGGAATACGATTTTGATTTACACGTAGGTCAGGATTACGGATTGACCTACGTCATTGAGGACGGCGGGCCATATGATGGGTACACCGCTATCATGAAAATCAGGCGAAAGCCTGATTCAACAGAGGTGTTAGCCGTTAATGGAGTAATCGAAGGTAATCGCATCACATTCCGTATGAACGGCAATGACACAGTTAATAAGGTGTCCGCTAAAGGGATTCATCAATATGATGCGTTTATTTACAACGATGATCACAGCTTAAAATTAGGTTTCGGCGAAGTCAATATCATTCAAGATATTGCACGTCATTAATGAAAGGGGATTATATCATGGCACAAGATTTAAATGTTAATGTAACAGGTTTTAATTTACCACCTATTGAAGTAAAAGGAACGTTCACTATTCCATCTATTAGAATAGATGGGCAAAACGGTAAAAGTGCGTATGAATTATGGCTAGAAGAAGGAAATACTGGAACAAAAGACGACTTCCTCAACTCCTTGAAAGGCACTAATGGTAGTCCAGGCTTGCCCGGTAAAGATGCAACAGCTGATGGTGCTTATGAAATGTTGTTAGGCTTGAATGTTTATTGTAAAAATGCAACTCCTAATGAAGTATTAAAAGGTCTCATTCGTGGTTTAGGCGATGTGATTAAAAAGTCATTTAAACAACTTGAATTTGACCGTCCTGCTAAAGGTCAGACATATATCAATGTATATGGTACGCCTCACTTTAAGGTAGCTTTACTAGGTAAAGGTGCAGCTGCGGGAGTAAGTATCGGCGATGATGGTCAAGCAAGGATGGATTTAGATAAGCCATTTATGACAGAAGATATCCAAATTGAGTATTTTAATATGTTAGGAAGTATCGTAGGTACATATCGTGTATCAGGTTATAACGATGTTAAAACAACCATAGAAAGTTATGAGTTTGCAAACACTTATGACCAACAAAATTACGAGTTCCCAGAGGTTACGACTGTTGGGGCTTATGCATTTGGTAACTCCGCCAAGACAATCAAATTGCCTAAAGCCGTCAGAATTAACAAAACTGCATTTAATAATTGCGCGGATGTAACAGAAATTTACATTCCTAGTTTCGTAATGCAACAAGGAAACGAGTTCCAAACAATCAATATGACAGAACTTGTTAAATTGGTGTTAAATGAGGCGTCCGATGTTGAGGCCTTATCTAATATGCTATTGAGTGGTGGAAAAATTTACAATCAAAATGAAACTAAGCGTTTTGATAAAGCATCTAAAACATGGGTTCCAGTTCAGTAAGGAGTGCTAAATGGACGAAATTAGATTATTGCTAATGGATTTCGGCATCCCTGCCTACTTCGCTGATATTGGATTCTGGGTAACCCTATTAGGGGTTATCTGGGCCGCTCTTAGGGGTTCTTTCCGAGCTATGGTGTGGTTTTTAGAACATACCTCGCTAGTTGCGGTTAAGCAAGAATTAGACGACCATTTGGCTCGACGCATGGATAAGCAGCGTAAGGACTATGACGATAAGTTATCTGATGCTATCAATAGTATCGCTGATTTAACAAAAAGTAATCAGGAGATATTAAAGCAGCTGGTCAAGCTGGAAGAACGAGATGCAGCGAAATTTCATAGGCTTAATAACCTCGAAACAACAGTTCAGAGTCTGAGTACTGAACTGATGCATATCCAAGTTCTAAACAATATGCCGATAGGAAGAAGTATCACGCTTAGTACTGATGATATAGGAGGCGATTAGTGATGAAATATCAAATCATAAACCGCCTGAAATCCGCATATGGTGCTGTTCGTGTTGCTAATATCCATCCTACGGGGGTGCTAGCAACACGAGCACTCGTGTTAATTATGATAGTGCCGATCCTGGTCGTAGTAGGGCTCTTTGTTATCGCTACGGCATATGGGTTTATATCGGATGATACAAACAAACTTATCGCAGTTGGCATTAACATAATCGATCACATATTTATCCCTTCTGTTCTAACCGCATTAGTGGGGTTCTTAGCCCTTTGGATAGATAAGGATGGGAACGGTATACCAGACAAACTGGAGGAGCCATCTAAAATACCGATTAATAATGTAGTAAATGAAAGGAGTGATTACAATGCATCTCGTTAGCCTTACAGATTTAAATGACTATTGCCGTAGAGCTTTGGGCCAAATCAATAAAATCTATTTGCACTGGACGGCAGGCAGGTACAATCAACAATTTGATGACTACCACATTAACATTGATAGGGATGGGAACATCTATATCGATGGCGAATTAACAGACCAAAAGAACCACACATATATGCGCAACGGTTCTGCAGTAGGTATCGCACTAGATTGCGCATATGGCGCTCAATGGACTGATAACCTTGGCGAATATGCTCCTACAGATGCGCAGATTGAAACATTGGCACAGGTTGTAGCTTTGTTATGTGTAGACCTTGGTATCCCATGTGATATCGAGCATGTCTTAACTCATGCCGAGGCTGCCGATAATATGGACGGCTATTGTGTTCACGAACCATATGGGCCTACCACAACATGTGAACGATGGGACTTATGGGCTGTACGTGAGGGTGATGTTCCTGGTTCCGGCGGTGATGTAATTCGTGGTAAAGCCAAATATTATGCCCAAGAATGGGGTAGTAATATATAG